GAGGTTCCACGGCCGTAGCATTAAAATCTAACTTGGGACCCCGTCGAGAAGTACCATAAGTATTCTCTCGTAGTTCACAAATACACACATCGAACGACCAAAGATCTGGTGCTATAGAATCCTTCTCCTCATCTGGAACTTTATTATAATCTATATTAGGTCCTGGAGTCTTGCGAAATTCATTTCTAACCTTTCCATATATATGTGCTTCAAATCTTCTCAACTGGGAAGTAGGATAGTTATTTAAAGCAGATAGATCTAGATAACAAGTATTGGTATTCACTGATACTACTAGTGCCGTTTCAAAAATTTTTCCTTTTTCATCTAACCCGGGCATTACTGAGCTAGACTTAGTATTATTATGAACTCGCAGATAGGAACCTCCGAAATTGGAAGATGGGTCTCCTTGAGCTTGAATAGCATTGGCTACGTCATCATAATACCTGATTGTTTCAGCATTAGTTTTTCCAGAATCAAAAGAATCAAGCAAATTCTTTACATATTCGTGGGCACCGCCAGTAGGAATATTGTTAGCTTTAGCGATAGTATGGGCAAATATTTTACACAAATGTGATTTATTAATACCAGACTCAGATGACAGCAAGAATCCATATGGACAAATTCGAGTACTAGTACTGTCCAATCGTAATTCGAGCTCATCTTTCATATTTGATAACTGTACTCTATAAGCATGCAAATCTTTTTTCTGTTTATTATTAGCAGATTTTAATAATGATCCAATCCGTTCTAAACAATGATCCAATTTCCAAGTATATCGACTAGTTTCAGCTGCAAAATGCAAAGAGGGAACTGGTATTGTTAGATCTCTACCTAAAGTTCCTAATTTAAATTTTTGATGCATTATCTTAAGTTCTTCTACTTCTTGCATGAGTTGTGAAAAATCATCCTGCGTAAACAGAAAACCTTCTAGAGATCCTGTAGTAATAAATTTTGAAACTCCATTGGATATGTATAACATTGCATCAATAACAGTACTAATTAAATTAGTTTCTTTAATACTTGCTATATACTTACCTATTGCCAATATTGTATCTGTAGAAATTACAGTAGCAAGTGTAGGACATAGTATTACTGAACAGATACTAGCTATTATGGAAAAGAAAGAAGTTGCATAAGAATTATTCCTTAATGTATTCCAATTTAAAGATAGGTTTGATAAAAATTCTTTAAAATTTGCTAACGACATATTCAAAATAGGGAATACTGAAAAATTAGAAAATAAGGATTCAAGTCTGCTAATTGCTTCCATACTTATTGACTGATTAAAAAACAACAGTATAGTTGAAAGCAGCGAAAACACTTTCTTATCAGAACACTTTGCAATATACATAAATACAAATTTCTCAAGTATCATTAGAAATTTCTTATAATCTATACCTGTTTCAAAAGAGTTGGGGATAGCATCATACATAGCTTGTATAGCGCCTGATTGGTGATGAAGGTGTTTAGCTTTCTTCATTAAATTCTTCCGTTTCTTCTTCCTTTTTGATCCAACATTATTTTCCATAGTTCTAATTTTCCTTTCAATTTTCTCGGCAGCTAATTTAACATGATCTTTATTACTCGAATACTTCTTACGGGCATATTCCTTTGAATCAAGAAATTCTTCTTCAATTCCAGATTGATATTGAATAACAGTATTGGGATTATTAATAAAGAAATTATAAAAATAGTCTAATGTAGG